GACTAATAGAAAAAATATTATTTGAATCAATGGCCACACCTTTTCCAAGGTTTTTAAGTGAGGCCCTAACTATGATTGAGTTTGGTTATTCAATGTTTGAAGTAACCCATAAAAACTTTATTAATAGTCCTCTTAAAGATAATGAAGGTAACACTATTTTAAATTCTTATACAGGGATAAGAAACATTTCGTGGCGGTCCCCTAAAACAATTGACCAATGGAATTTAAATAAAGAGACCGGAGAGTTAGAGAGCGTTTTACAATTGGCCTATGGTGACTTAGCAAGAGATGCCGAAATTCCAGCGAAATATTTATTGCTTTTTACTTTAAATAGAGAGGGTTCAAATTATGAAGGAATAAGCGCTCTTAGGCCTTGCTATGGAAATTGGTGGAGAAAAAATAATTATAATAAAATTAATGCTATTGGGATTGAGAAATTTGCGGTCCCAACTCCAATAGCGACTATACCTCAAGGTAAACAATCCTCGACTCAATATGCGAAACTTATAACGGCCTTAGAAAAATATACCACTCATCAATCTAATTATTTAATTAAGCCTGAAGGCTTTGACATTGATCTAAATACTAATAGCTATGACCCTTCTAAGGTTGAAGTCTCAATCGAGAATGAGGATAAGAGAATGGTCAAAGCTTTTTTGGCCAATTTCTTAGAGTTAGGTATGAGTGGTTCGGGGGCCTATGCTTTATCCAATGACCTCTCTGACTTCTTTTTAACAGGCCTCGAATTTTTGGCCAATGAAATAGCCGACCAAATAAATAGAAATTTAATTCCTGAATTAGTTAAAATGAATTTCGGACCAAGAGACAAATATCCTAAATTACAATTTTCTGGAATTTCTGATAAGGCCGGTAAAGAATTGGCCGATATATTAAATATTTTAACAACGGCCCAAATATTAACGCCCGATGATAATTTAGAAAAACATTTGAGAAAAAGACTTGGTATAACTGAAATGAGTGACGAAGGCCAAAGACTAAAGGCCTCTCCTCAACCTAATAATGAAATGAGTTTATCTGAAAAGTTTAAAATTATAAGAGAGAATAGAAGGGGTTTTTAATGGCCATTAGAAGTGAATTAGACCGTTTTTTAAAAGATGCAGAGGCCGGTGTCTTAGATGTAATGCAAAGTAATTTGTCTTACATGGCCGACTCTCTTATAAATAGAATAGAGACTAAGGATAAAGGTCTCACTTCTTCCAATAAGCTAGAGGCGGTAAAAGGACTTACCGCCTCTGGCACCAACTTTTATAAAAAAGAATTATTAGAAACGTTAACCGTCATTGCTTATGAATCTTTAAGACTTGCAAAAAAAGAAGTCCCTAAAGCAAAATATAAATTGAGTGAGATTGATTTTGAGTCGATTCAATTTGTTGAAAGTAAAAAAGCCAAAAAGTTAAAAGGTAAATCAGTTAAAGGTAAAAAAATAGAAACTATGTTTTCGAAGTTACCACCTTCGGTAAAAAAGAGAATTAAGTTTCAACAAGAGCTATTGGTTAAAACTCAATTATCAGATTTAGAAAAGGCCATTTATTTTCAATATTCAACTTCATTGGCACAAGAGAAAAGTATAAATCAAATTAAGAATGATCTAAAAGAAACGGCCATGGATTTTATAGACGGTCCATCGGTTAGGGCCGGCGCTCCTTTAACAGCTCACCAAGCTATAGGTGAGGCAAGATCGGCTTTTTTTAATGACCCTGAAGTGGATAAACTTATCGAAGCCTACGAATTCGTTAACAATTATCAGATTAACCGTACCCCCCTCTGCGAAAATTTAAATGGCCAGATTTTTGCGAAAGATGATCCGAATAGATTTAAATTTGAACCTCCTCTCCATTGGAATTGTAGATCAGTACACGAGCCTATTTTAATCGGTGATCTTAAGGGTCGAAAGATTGAAAGGTTAGGAGTAAAAGCCAAAAATAAAACCGAAAAGATAAAGATAGAAAAATATTTACAATTTTCAGAGAGAAATGATAATGCCGAAAGTTATGAAGGTGAGGCCTGGAAACATCCAATCAATTGTTGTTGAAAAAACTCCAGGATTAACAATTGATAAAGCAAAAGAGAAGGCCATTGAAAGTGGAGCTCATCCACCTATACCTAATAATTTAATTGATGAAACGCCGACCTCTTTTAGATTTAGACAAAGAAACCCGAGTGACTTTATAAAAGGGTCTTTTAGGTCTTTTAAAAATAGCGTGCAAGGTGTTACAATAATTTATGGCAAATTAAAGGAAGGCAAAATGAGTGAGTTCAGATTTATACCGGTGTTATTAAGTGAAGAAAATATCCCTAAAAAAATCCAATTATTAAGAGTCGGGAATTTCGTCCACGATGGGCGTGAAATAAAAGTCTCTAATTTAGACTTAAAAAGTATGGTAAAAAATTTCTCGGAGAAAATCAGAGGCATCGACTTAATGATTGATTTCTCTCATAATTCAGAGGGAGAGGCCGCCGGTTGGATTAATCAATTGGCCCTTTCAGATAGTGGCGATCAACTATGGGCCGGAGTTGATTGGACGCCCACCGGGAAAAAATGCCTCGAAAATAAATCCTTTAAATATATCAGTGCTGATTTTTCTTTTAATTATAAAGACAATGAAAAAAGAAATGATCATGGACCCACTCTATTCGGTGCCGGCCTAACCAATAGGCCTGTCGTAAAGGAAATGAGTCCTATAGTTTTAAGTGAAGGTATTAATCAATTAAGTGAGGTGGATAAAATGAATGAAGAGAAAAAAGAAGAGATTGAAGAGAAAAAAGAAGAGGTTAAATTAACTGAAATGAATGAGGCCTTAGAAGAAAATGAATTAAGTCTTGAAGACCAACTACAGGCCCTTAAAGATGAGTTACTTAAAAAGGATGAAGAGTTAATCGCCCTTAGAGGTAAATTAGAGGCAAGTGAAAATGAAAAAGAAGAGAGGTTAGCAGAAATGGAAAAAGAAAAAGTCTTAGTTGAAAAGAATAAAGCTTTTGATTTAAAACTTTCAGAAGGCCTTGTTGTAGAAGCACAACGGACTCCTTTTATTGATGGTGATATGGATAAGTTTTTAAGTCTACAACATGAAATTAAATTAAGTGAATCAGGGAATAGTGGAACGATCAATGAAACTATTTCTAAAGAAAATTTTGAAGAAAAAATTATCGCATTGGCCGAAAAAAGATCCGAAGAAAATAAAATCCCTCTTGATGTAGCTATCGGGATTGAACTTAACGAAAATAAAGAAATTATGAAACATTATAACTCAATTGCTTAATTTAATTTTTATAAAAAGGAGAAAAAATTATGGCCGCATCAACTCAACCCGTAAACATTACAACTTTTAAAGCAGGTGGGACGATAAGAAAATATCGTTTCGTAACTTTAAGTGGTGCCGGAGAAGTTTCCGAATCGGGCGCCAATGGTCGAGCTATTGGCATAAGCCAAAACGATGCCTCGGTTACTGTTGGTCAACTTGTAGAGGTAGCATTATCAGGTGGAGGCGCTAAGTTAGAAATAGGTGAAACAGTTGCCCAAGGAAAAATTTTAACATCAACATCAACAGGCACCGGAGAAGTTGTCGATGCCGCTGCAGAGTGGTCGGGAGCTATTTGTATAGAGGCCGGCGTTTCTGGTGACGTAATTGGCGTTAGAGTTCATGGTTTCCAGGCTCATGCTACGGATGCTTAATAACAATTTGTTTTTAAAATTTTAATTTTTAATAAGGAGTAAAAAAAATGTCACAAATGAATGCAATTGTAGATAAGCTTTTAACACAAGCATCCTCTGCTTATATTCCCGAAGGTTATGCATGCGAAAAGATTTTACCTGAAGTTAGAGTTTCCCAAAAATCTGGTAAACTTGCTAAGTATGGAACGAACCATTTAAGAATTGAGCAAAATTATATTGGAGGCCGTGGCGAGTATAGAAGAGTTGAGGCCGTCACTCGTAGTCAGGATACTTATACAGTAGAGGGGCATGGTGTTGAGGGAATTTGCACCGCCGATGATAAACTGAATTTGGATTCTCCTTACCATTGTTTACGTGATGAAACTTTGGGACTCACAACACAATTATTAATCGAAAAGGAAGTTTCGTTAGGAACGGCGCTCGGAGACACATCGACTCTTACAAACAATACTACATTATCAGGAACGGCCCAATGGAATGACTATACGAATAGCGACCCTCTTGGGGATGCCTCTACAGCACGAACCACCATACAGGATGGATGTGGCCGACCACCGAATGCTTTAATTATGTCGTGGCAAGTTTGGAATCAAATAAGATTCTCTGGGAAAATTCTCGACGCTCTAGGATATAAATATAATAGAGGCGGTGGGTTAAGCCATGATGAATTGGCCGTTGCTTTTGGAGTTGATAAGTTAATCATTTCAGAAGTTATGTATGAGTCAGCGGCCGAAGGTCAAACGAGTTCTTTGGCGGCGGCCTTTGGTAAAAATGCAATTTTTGCAGTTGTCCCCGATCGTGCAGCGCCTTATCAGGTTTCTCTTGGTTATAGAATCCAACAATCATCTCCAAGAAGGGTTTATAAGTATGCTGTAAACAACCCTCCGGGGTCGACAGCTATTTTGGTAGAAGATAATTATGATTTATTTCTAAGTAATGTTAGTGCTGCATATTTAATTAAAAATGCCGTGGCCTAAAAGTTTTTTAGAAGGTGGGAATTAAAACGCCCACCTTTTTTTAAATTTTAATAGGAGGTGATCAATGTTTAAGGCTTTAGAAAATTTTGGTTGTAATGGTGTTAAAAAAACAAAAGGCCAATCAATCGATAATGATGAAATAATAATAATTGGAAATTTTATTCAAGGATTAATAGAAGAGAATATTGTTGAAGAAATTTCAATAGACCCTCAACCTATTATTAAACAAAGAAAAAAAAGAGGCCCTAAAAAAAAGGTGTAGAATATGGCGTACTCACTTAATACCGATGTCCAGGCCGAATTTAAAAACTTAACTTATTCGAGCAATGGAATTACGTCGGTCGAAGTTGACGAGTTTATCAGTCAAGAGGACGCCTATATAGACGGCATTGTAGGACGAAAGTATGCAACGCCTATAACAGGTTCTAATTCTCTGAAAATCATTAAGACGATAAGCGTTCAATTGGTGGCATCAAGAGTTAAAAGAATTTTGGCCGTTAAGACTGGAATAGCAGAGGCCGACCAGGATAGTAGTACCAATTTACAGGCAATGGCCTTGAAAAAATTGGATGAAATAGCTTTAGGTAAATTGCTATTAAGTGACGCCACTTTAGGCCGGGCGAGTGATGGAGTGAATTCTTTTGCCGTTTCCGATGATCTATCCCATATTTTTAAAAGGGATGTAGAACAATGGTGATGGATAAAAATAAAGGGATTGTGGTTGACCCGACCGGAGAATTTAAAAGGGCCTTAAGAAGGGCCGGGCGAAAGGTTGATGATTTAAGCCAACCGTTAAAGCTTATCGGTCGGTCTTGGTATAAAACGAATAAGGCCCTTTTTATTTTAAAAGGTAAAGGGCCTTTTAAGGATTTATCAAAGAAACCTTTTAGGGCCTATTGGTTAACCGATGAGAATGCCGCCGGTTGGGAGAAAAAACCACCGAGTGATAAATTTTTCCCCGGTGGGTATCAACAATATAAAAAAATGAAATATGGTTTTGTTTATCCGATTTTAAAAGCATCGGGTGATTTAATGAGGTCTTTAACCGATCCGACCGATAGTAACACAATAGCCTCTATTTTGAATAAAAAGGTTCTTATATTAGGAACGAAAGTCACGAGTAAAAAAGGCGCTCCTTATCCGACCTATTTACAGACAGGCACGAGAAAAATGCCGGCCCGACCTTTTATGGTTATCGGGACCGAGAAGGGTCCATGGGCCAATTCCCCTCATATAAAAAGACGGTTAGGGTTATGGATTAAAACCTTAGATGATTACGTAATGAAAACTCTAAAAGGTAAAGGTAAAAAATAATGGCCTATGATCTTGAATCATTAATGGTTGATGTAAAAAGTATTTTAACAACTAATTTAAATACTAAAATAGGCGCTATTAATACGGAAAAGGGTGACTCAATTACTCTTTTAACCGTTGATAATTCAGCTTATTTTTTGCAAGACCTCGACCATGAGAGCGTTAACCATAACCCTTTTATTTTTTATTCGTGTGAGGATATTGATGGGACTGGTTTTGGACCTAATACGCCTCAAGAATTTATAATAAATATAGTTTTAGTTTTGGCCGATCAATCGGGGTATACCGATTTGGCCACGAGAATGTTTAGGTACTCAAGGGCCTTAAAAGAAATTTTTGAAGAGAATTTTAGCATAAAGAGTAATAGTAATTTTATATCGATTAATGTTTTGGCCCCTATACCTTTATCAACGTTAAATGAATCAAGAGAGTTTAGGGCCGTTGGTTTACAAATAAAAAGTTCAATAGGTTAATATTTAAAAAAGGAGTTTTTACAATGGCTTTATCAGCACCAAGAACGTTTTTTGGAATTCATAGTTTTTCCCCTTATCAGAGGGCGACAGGAGAATTTTACGGAGAGCTTAAAGTTTTAGAGTCGTCGAGTTTGTCTCTTAGTGGCGAAACGATTGACCTCGTTGGAGGGTCTAACAAGTTTCCATGGGAATCGGCCGACGGTGCGATAACAGCGGAAATGTCTTTAAGTTTTTCTGAATATCCCGATTTTGTTTTTACTTTATTTTTAGGAAATGCTCCAACAACAAATGCGGCCGAGGCAAGTGGGTCTGTTACCACAGCGGCCAATGTTAAAGGGACTTCGGTTATTTCAGCGGCCAATGGAATTTCAGCGGTGACGGCGACCTCTGGTGATGAGGCCGATTTAAAATTTGGAAAATATATTATTGTGGCAACGGCCTCTCAAATTTTCGATCTTTATTTAGGAAGTGACGCCGATATTGGGCGTGGCACCGATGGTGATTATTTAAATGATTCTCTTAAAGTAGCAAGTGGCCTTGACGTTTCGGCATCTAGTGCGATTGATGCAACTTTCGGTTTAACTTTCACAAAGGTAGGGACGCCGGCCTTTACAATAGGCGATAGTGCGGAGTTTTATGTTAACCCAATTAATACGAGCTCCATGGATGTTACTATAGGTAACCAAGCCAACCAGTCATTTCCGAATTTCGGCGCCTTAATTATGGGACAAAAAAAGGGGTCGGGCGAAATGATTGAGGCCGATGCGTTTAATTGTAAAGCGGTCGGGATGCCGCTGGCATTTTCTAGAGGGGCTTTCAGCACGTCAGAAGTGACGGTAAAAATGCTGTATGATTCAGCAAAAGACGGGGTTATTAAAATCCGTTGGGTCCAACCTTCCTAAAAGGTTACGCCGGAGAGTCGAAAGAGAATTTTTCCAAGTTAAATTTTCTTTCGACCTCTGGCCCTATTTCTTTTTGATTCATTTAAAACTTCGGGTTTAATAAACTCTCTATCTAAATTCAAGCTTGCATAAACCATCCATAAAGATAAATTTCCATTGGCATATTTATCGGCCAACCATTTAAGTCTATTTTTCTCTTGGTCTGACACTCTTATATGAATAAATTGATTTAAATTTTCCATTTTAATTTTACCCCCCCCCTAATTCCCCTGACTTTTCAAAAAGTCAATTCTTTCGGTTTGCCTCTTTTTTTTTGAAATTCACACAGTTTTTTAAAGAGCGGAGTTTAAAATGGTTTTTTTGTTTTTTAAACCCGCTCCTAATTTACCCATGGCAATTTGAAGAAATATCTTTTTCCTTAAATCCCCCCCTATAATAAATTGTGATTACATAAAAAATAAATCATAATAAATTATTTTTGATAAAATTTAAAAGGGGAAATTATGAAAGAGTTTAAAGTCACTGATTTACTACCTAGACGATCGGAGTTTTATTTATCAATTCCCGATAAGACCTTTAGTTTAAGGCCTTGTACGCCTCATGACCTAATAAACCTAAAAAATATGAGTATTGATATTGAAGAGGTAATGAAAAACCCTATTTCGTCCGATGTCTGTAAAGTTGTCCTTTATTTAATGGACTATGAGAACGCCAAAGAATTTAAAAAGATAGAATTAAAAACTATTCATATTGAAACCGGAGAAGAAGAGGTTAATGACGTGGGTGGTTATAAGCTGCTTATGAAGTTTATTGCTTCATTAAAAGAG